ATGCTTGAATTCTTTCAAAACGAGCCGCAAACCATGGCAAGCGAGTACTCACTGACGGACGTGCTGGAACGGATTTATCAAAATCAACTGGCCTTAGAAGCGGCTGTGATGGAGCTGACTCTTTGGACTGAGCAGCAAAACGCTTTAGAAGTAGGTGAGAATGTTCGGGGGGCACTTCATACGATTGGTGAAAACGCGGGCCATATCAAACAAGGCCTGGCTCGATTGAGAGGGACGGACCTCACCTAAATGGCAGGTATTGGAAAAAAGCGGCCATCGGACGCGCATGAAACTATGTGCGATTCACTTCGCAGCAATCTTGTAGCATCGTTAATAACCCAAGGCGGCATACTTTTTGATGCCTTGGAAGCCAGCCTCATACGTCACTTTGAACATAGGAAAGTAGGTCATACGGAATGAAATTTCTCGACGATATAATGCAGGCAATCTCTGGAAACACAAAAACAAAAATCGAAGATCCATTCATTGGCGCATTCATAGGGTCATGGATAGTCTGCAATTGGGAACATTTGGCAATATTAATGTGGGGCGACGGGAACGCCGCAGAAAGAATTAACGCTCTCAGCAAGTACTTCAAAGACACTCACATATTTGAATTAAACACAGTACTTACAATCCCTCTTCTCATGACACTGCTATTTTTGTTTGTCTTCCCATGGGCATCGCTCTTATTGAAGTCCTTACAAAAGTTTGCGAATGAACGCCTGCACCAACAAGCAATATCAATTGAGGTTAGCAAAGTCAGGGAGCAGGAAATACTAAACAAGCAACAATTATTAGCAGACCCCAATAAGAAATTTTTAGAGCAGAACGCACAGTTGGACATTGATCGTCGACAAGAAACGATCGAGCAGCTTAAACTTAGAACTTTCAGATTTAAACAAAAAGCCGAAACAGCGGCAGCAGAATCGGAAGCAGCTACAGCCTCAGCGGCGGAAGCCAAAAGCAGAGCGTTTCAGGCAGAGCTAGAAGAGGAGAAAAAACAGAAATATGCCGAATTAGAACGGCAACGGTTCAATGTGGAAAGTGCTCGATTAAAGTCAACGCAAGCGTCTAACCGTTTCCCATCATCTTATAGCTTCATGCTGGCAATTGCAGAAAGTTTGAAAGCCGATGAAGTCCAACTATCCTTAACCGGCCTAGGCGAGATAGTTGCAATGATTTTTGGTTACGAAAACTTTCTCTCTTTAGTTCACGACGAAAACTTCAACAATGATAAGCTATCGCAAGTTTCATGCATTTACTACGACCCTAAAGTTTTTGCATCAAGGCTCGAATCGATCGTGCAGAACGAAGATTCCTACAATGCGGATCTAGAATCCGGCCTTCTATTTGATCATGTGATATCTGTCTTGGAAGATCTAAAATATAAAATACTCACAGAGGATCAAGTAAAGGATATTTGCAGAGATGCCTGCGAGAACTTTAAGTATGACTTACTAAATGGAGAAGAGTTTTCAGGACCCATATCAGAATCTGACACCCACATTGAAGATATTGAGATTGGAGAATTGGACTCTTTTACATTTAATGGTGGCCTGAGCGCCGTTTTTAGTGGTTCAGCAAGCGGTTCACATAGAAACGATACTGAGCTTCCTGGCCGCGACATTAAATTCAATGTCGAGATTAAAAACACAGTGCTGTTCGGTACAAGAGCTTTGGGGAAATTTGAGCTTGGTGAAATTTCGGCAAGTTTGATTGACTATGACTATGATTTCGAGAGCGAAGATGAAGCTAATTCAACTTGGGCACCACGAAACTGACTCTAGGCCGCTAGTGGTGTTTGGCGAGTAACTAGTGTGTATAGCCGACAGGTAGCAGTGAATCGTCTCTGACTTCGTAGAGTCTGCACGTCTGCATTTGGCCGATTGCCGACACTCAAGCGCAAGATCTATAGTTTTATGGGTGATGGATTGGAACACCTAAGCATATAGGCCTTACAGAACAGGCACTGCAGCACTGCCTCACCCCATCCGTACCACATTTGTACCAACACCACTTCCAAGCAGTATCGCTCTGCCCCTGACGACAGGCGGCAATCGGCTAGGAGCGGTAATTCGCAGGCGGATTATTGGATGGAGCCCAGGATAGAAACGTCTGAAAGTAGTCCGCCGCGCGCCTGCGTCATGAGGCCACGGGCAGTGTCCAACGAGTGATCAAGCAATATATTTCTACAGCATCAGCGCGAACCTTTAAAGCTTGCTTTTATCCCGCATGGCAATACAATATCACTCGATAATTAACCTATGACATTAGGGTTTAATTAAACTTATTTAAGATTACGTAAGTTACTACAGTTAATGTCAGAGCCGTGATCAAAATTTAAGCATAGTAAATTAGAAGGAAGCTGTTATGACAAGGTGGAGTCGCGAATTTCAAGAAGGCGCTTTTCACGAAAGCTGGAAAGCACTGACTTCAAAAATTCCAGAGGTAACTGTTGATGATGAGACAGTAACAACGACTGTCGAGGAAATAGCGCGACTTCGTAAAGCAGTCACATTTGCAGATGGCATAATATCCAATATTGATCCAGAACTTACACCTAAGTCGGTCTGGGCTAATTGTGTGCCACAAGCTCAATCCTGCCTGCAGCAGATAAACAACTATAACATGAATAGAAATACCACACACCTTGTACATGCCAATGAACACTTCGACAACATACTCACATATGTCCGCCCATATATGGTGCCTCCCAGCGAAGCCCTTATTGGATATGGTAATGCCAGCCAGAGCTTCTCTGAAACAATTTCAGAACATCTTCAGTCATTCAGTGATAAATCAGCCAAAATAACATCTGAACTATTGCAAGCACTGGAAAACGCTAAATCCAGCGATTCCGCCATCACCGAAATAGAGCAAAAAGTAAAGCTTGTAAATAATTACCTTTTTGAAGGGGTTGATGGTGAATCGGGTGCTGAGCAGAATATTCAAGGTTTAGTAGTCGATACCGAAGCAAAATATCAAGAGGTCGCAGCTTTACACCAGACTTTGCTGGATGGGCCGAACTCTCTCTCTATGAAAATAAATGCCACATTCAAAGAAACTTCAGATATACATCAAAACCTAGCAACTCTGCTTGACTCTTCCAAATCAAAAACGGCCGAGCTAATGGCCTTTTACGACCAAGTTTTTGGCTTGACTTCCCTAGAAAACCTAGATCACCCACAGAAAGGTTTAAAAGCTGAGATCGATTCCAGAATAGAACAATTAAAAAAACAAGAAACCGATCATGAAACACGTCACAAAACCATGCTTAACAAGATTGAAGCTTTACTACCAGGTGCGACTAGCGCGGGCCTAGCATCATCTTACAAGATATTGAAAGATCGTTTCGAGTCCCCCATAAAAAATTACACAAATATCTTTTATGGCTCTATGGCAGCGCTGATTTTTGGTAGTCTTATCTTTGTAATTGACAGCGTTGCTCTTTGGCCTTTCCAAGTCTCATTAGTTAAGGCTGCTGGATGGGAAGAGATGCTTCGAACGATGCTGACGAGACTACCTATTGCGTTACCTGTGGTTTGGCTAGCCGTATTTTCGGCAACCAGACGCAGTCAGTACGAGCGCCTACAGCAAGAATATGCCCACAAGGAAGCGTTTGCGTCGTCCTATGAGAGTTACAAGAAACAGCTGCAAGACCTTGGGACTAGCACTGAAACTCTACAACAAGAACTAATCGCCAAAGCTATTGAGGCAATCTCTTTCAATGCATCAAAAACACTCGATGGAAATCACACAGAAAAACTGCCACTAATGCAAATCCTAGATAAAATTAGTACAGATGACTTAAAGAAAATTATAGAGAGCATTAAGCAACGCTAAACAGGTATAGGCTCGCAACTATTAAAGATGGAGAGTCCATTTCTGTAAATAAAAGTTTAGTGAGTTAGATTCACTTAGCAGTCGAGCAAGACACTCTGACTTACTAACCCACAATTTATTCTGGGAATATGAATTCACCAAATTTTAATAGATACCTGAGCGTTTACTTTCGGGCCAGACAGTCCACGAAAGGCAGCTTTGGGCCGGTTCCTGCGAGGCAGACGAAAACAATGTTGCCGATAACGCCATTGCGGCTATAGAAACGCTGGACACGAATGAAAAAGCGCTTGCAGATACGATTTTGCGATTACGGCAGTGATAAGATAATGCTGTTAATTTGAACATGCTTAACTGCTCAGGATTAAGTCACTCGCAAGCGCTCAGGTTGTTCCCTTCCTTTAAAAAAGCGTTGCCCAAAAAAATTGTGGAGATTAAGGATGAATCACCCAGAGCTGAAAATAAGCTACTCAAATATCGAACCCCGAGCGAAGCGTTTAAAAGCAGCGCTTGCCTCGGAACTTGAGCATTTACTTAACTCAAAAGGCGTGACATTAGGTGTTCCAATAGAGGCTCGGGTGAAAGAGTGGTCCTCTATCGAGGAGAAATTGGTACGAAAATCACTGGCCCTTGAAAAAATCGAAGAGCTTGATGATCTCGTTGGACTACGTCTAATCTTGCTCTTTCGCAGAGATCTCAAAGCTGTAGACGAATTGCTACGTAATTCGCTGTTCATCAAAAGTGCCGAAGATACTTCACTAAGATTGTCAGATACTCAATTCGGCTACCAATCCCAACATTACATCGTTGAAGCACCAGCTAAATGGCTAAGTATCCCTAGCTGGGGTGACCTTGGTGGGATACGCGTCGAAATACAGGTTAGGACAATGGCCCAACATATTTGGGCCGCAGCATCACACAAACTTCAATATAAACGTGAGGCAAGCGTCCCTCTTCCACTCCGGCGCTCAATCAATCGAGCTTCCGCGCTTCTCGAAACGGTAGATATCGAGTTCGATCGGTTGCTGGAGGATCGACTAATTTATCTCGCTGACGATCTTCAAAATGAAACCGCAACGTCCCCGCTCAACGTCGAAATTTTGGACTCGATTCTCGTTAAGACTTTTCCTTCTGCGAACCGGACCACAGAGGGTGATTTTGACGAGCTCTTGGTTGAACTCGAACATTTCGGAATAAAAACTGCGGGCCAATTACAAGATCTGTTGGAAAAGCACTTGGTTTCGATTATGGAGGAGGATGCTAAGTACGCTGAGAATGAAGGCTTAGATTTCTATTTCCAACACATTGGGCTGGCCAGAGAGGCACTCCGTATAGAATTTGGAAATGACGCAGTAACAGAATTCATGCAAGCTAATAACCATGCCGCAGGCGATGATTACTTCGATGTCGATGACTAAGGCTCAGCCTGGGTACGTCCATTCGTCGCTGTGAGTAGGTCAGAGTTTCTGACGACAAGTGAAAAAAACGCCGTTTATGTTCAAAAGGCCCCTACACCTAAGCCAGGTGTGGGGGCCTTTTTTTATGCCCGCGGAAAGCACTACAACATGGACTGGTATGCCGATGCCCCCTACAGTGGTTTTACACACTACCTGCCATTCACGCGGAAAAGGATGCCAATCATGACGACCGATACCATCGACCCAGGTTTTGAAGCTAACTTCATCAATGAGCGTTTCGCGGATATGCAACGAAACAACCCCGCCGAAGCCGTCATAGTCCAGGGCATCATGGATGCGCTCGACTACCAAAAGGCAGTCATCCGCAATGAGCTGCAACTACGTAACATGTTGCTGGCATTGGGTGGTCAATTGGTGCGGCGTTCTGAAGGCAGCTTGCCCCGCCTGCAGGGATGGCTGGCACAGTTCGTTAAGGACGGGGCATTAACCTCTGATCAAGCCATGAGCTTCATGCATCAAGCCGAGGCGATTCAATCATGAGTGCGCGTGACCGTAACGACGTGAACTATGCCGTCACCGCCGCTCTGGAGGAATGGACCCGCGACTGGGATCTGGGCAAAACTTTTTTGAAGTGCCGGAACTGCGGGGGTCTTCAGACCTTCCACGGCGGCGGTGGGGGCCAACCATTTACTGCGCATAAAGCAAAATGCCTGGCCGCAAAGCGTAGCGAGCATTTCCCGCTGTACGAGCTGCGCGCCGCCCTGGATACGCTAAGTGCGATAACGCCATGAGCCTCCAGGCGCCTGGTCGCGCTATAGCGCTTGTCATTAGTGAATGTCGCTTCAATCCCAGCAACCGTTGCCAACGGCAACCATTTGACGCCGTGCAGGTGAGAGTGTGGGCGCGTGAACGTAAAGGTTGTGAGCGCAGCACAATGCAGTACGCAGCTTCATAAGCGCCTTGCCCTAGGCATCTTTCGCGCTTTCATGTTGACCCACGGGAATGAGGTTAGGAGGGTTAGTTTTTTGCTGGGTGCTCTGAAAGCCTTATCTATTAAGGCTTTTCGAAGGTTTGGAAAGGTTAGCTTTTCGGTTAGGTCTGGTTATTTCCTAACCTTTGTTAGCGTTAAATATTCAATATATTAATTCCTTTAAAAACAGATAGTTACAAAACACTAACCTTTGACCTAACCCAAACTAACCCATCAAAGTTAGGTCTCAAGCCCAACAAATACGGGCATCCCAAACCAATCACACCCTCTCAAAAAAAAACTAACCTTTTTCCCGAGGCACCTACAGAATTCAGCCGTCCGTGCGTGCTTATAGGCGTTCCGCAAACCATGCACCATCGCAGGGTTCCGCAGGTTTCTGCCTCCTCCCAAACTTCAAGCAAGCGCCCAGCCTGAGCCGCCGAGAATGGTCCGCAGGTCCGCAGAAAAATCGACCCATATAGCCCGCAGGCGAGGTGGGGGGACGACGGCGCGCGCCAAGTGATGCCCACCCACTGTCCAACGCCATCTCGCTGTTTTCTTTGACGCACGCCACTATTTCTGCCCGATCGGCAAGCGGGCAGCGAAAGAAGCACAACAAACGTCTGCTGGCAGCAAATGGATTATTTATGGATCACTCACAGTTGGACCGAAGCATGGCGAACTGCTATACCTCGCTGAAGCTTGCAAAGAGGAAGCAAGCTCCGGTGGCTGACAGATGGAGAACTTGTCAAAGTGTTTCCGCAGTAGTTTTGCCAACGTTCCATCCCCTCATCCGTTAGGAGAGAAAAAATGGTCGATGCGAAGTTTGTTGGTGTAAACATCAGGAATAACGGCGGGCCCGGTGTTATCCAGGTGGGGAGTAATTTGAAATTTGAAGCCCACGGAGGTGAAATTTCGGGTAATCAGGGTCCAGGTCTCGTCCAGCGGGAACATACTCTGGTGGAGAAACTGGGTCTCCCTACACAAACCGATCCAAAAGAATTGGCTGAACTGTTAAAAGTCTTGCTGCCGTTGCCAGATGGAGAAAGGCAGGCGAAGGTAGCTGAAAGTGGGCTGTTCAATAAAATCAAAACGTATGCCCTTGACAGCACCACATTGCTGAGCAACATCACGTCCCTGGCGAGCAACCCGCAAATACAGCAGATTATCCAAGCACTTTCTGCTTGAGTCTCCCGCGAACACGTTGAAATGCGTCCTGTGGTCACGAAGGCCACAGGTCGCAGCATCAACTCAGAATAACCCGCCCAAAGCTTCAGGCTCCCAATTCAAGATAATCAGCTCCCCGCTGACCTCGGCTTTCCCCTGCCGATGATTCGCCGTGCTGTATCGGATGTCCACCGTCTCGAAGTGAAACCCCTCGAACACTCGCCGGATATCAGGGTGATCGTTAATGCTCACCATCACCTTGCCTTTGCAGCGCCGCATGAATTCGGCCATTCGTTCATAGTTCTCGAAAGGGAAGTCCACGCCATAGCCGGCGGTCTGCCAGTAAGGCGGGTCCATGTAGTGGAAGGTATGCGGCCGGTCGTACCGCTCGGCGCATTCAAGCCACCCCAGGTTCTCGACGTACGTACCCGAAAGTCGCTGCCAGGCGGCGGACAGGTTCTCTTCGATCCGCAAAAGGTTAATGGCCGGCCCCGTGGTGGCGGTGCCGAACGTCTGGCCGCTGACCTTGCCCGCAAAAGCATGGTGCTGCAGATAGAAAAACCGTGCCGCCCGCTGGATGTCAGTGAGCGTCTCCGGCCTGGTCATCTTTTGCCATTCGAACACCTGGCGTGAACTGAGCGCCCATTTGAACTGGCGCACGAACTCTTCCAGATGGTTCTGCACCACGCGGTACAACGTCACTAGGTCGCCGTTGATGTCATTGAGGACTTCAACCGGCGCAGCCTGGGGCCGCATGAAGTAAAGCGCGGCGCCGCCGGCAAAGACCTCGACGTAGCATTCGTGGGGCGGGAACAGTGGGATAAGACGGTCTGCCAGACGACGCTTGCCGCCCATCCACGGGATTATTGGTGTGCTCATAAGTGATCCTTGTTTTGAAAATTGGATTCGCTTAGGCTTCGCACCCCCTGCGCAGTGGGGCGAGGCCTTGGTTGGAGCACTCGGCGTGTTCGAGTGTTTCAGCGTCGAACCGGTGTTGACGCACCGGTTCGTCGCCTCGTTTGCTGCGCAGGGGGTTTTAGGCCCCCACGGGAATTTCATAGGGTTTGAACCGCACAACCTCCTCCCCGAGCCAGTCATTCACTTGCGCCATACGCGCCTGAATCGGCTCCAATTCATTGGCTGCATAAATCTGCGCCGCTTCCCTAATCGACCCAAACCCACCCGCGTTCTGCGGCACGATGCCCATCAACTGTGGCGGAATGCGCAAGCTGGCCAGCACGTCGTCGCGGGTCTGGTTTTTGATCGAGTTGAACTCGTCCTTGGCCGTCACTTCACTGACCGGGATGATCTGCAGCCCATCTTTTTTCCCGTTCGGCGAGTACACGAACAGATTGCGGAAGTTGCCCGGCCCCTTGGAGTCCTTGAGCGCTTTGCGCAGGGAGTCGACATCCGCTTCGTTCTGCGCCGCGTCTGTCATGTAAAGAATGAAGCCGGCATGACTGCCGTTTTCGTAATACTTACGGCGAAACAGCGTGGCCGATTCATTCAACAACGCCGACTGCAAGGCACTGATCCACTCGGGCAGGCCATACACCTCTTGGTGCAAGTCGGCCTCTCGCAGGTGGAAAACCGTACCAGGTTCAAATTCGTGTTCTTCCTTCCAGCCCTGGACCATAAACAGCCGACCGTCCTTGCCGGAGCGCATGTACTTCGCCAACGGAGGCACCAGCTCACGCACCGGGCCGAGCATTGAGCGCCGCCCTTCCAGATAGCCGTTGCCCAGGCACAGAAAGTCCAGGGCAAACTGTTCGAAGGCAGCTCTCGAAAGCAGCCGATGCGGGATAAAGGTCTTGCTCAACAAGTTGCGCTTGAACATCAGCCCCGAATGCAAATGGACGCTGGAACCCACCGAGCGCGCCAAGCCGTCCAGAGACAGCGGCGGCTCATACCAACGCCCGTTAAACCAGCACTCCAGATAATCGAACACCTCCCGACCGCTCAGCACCGGGGATGGATCGCCAAAACTGAACGCCTCCATCTTGCTATCACTCCGCGGGATAAATTCCTGCGTTGCCACGGTGGACGCCTGGGCCAGCTGCTTGTTGTTTCTGCGGCGGTTCGACATTAAAAAATCTCCATCCGCCCGGTATTGGCAGAGGTCTGCCCCTCCAGCGGTTCGTTGTGCAATGCGTGAAAGAGCGCCCATGCCAGGTCGGCGTGGCCGGTGTTGTCGTTGCGGCCGGCGGTATAGGTGAATTGGCGACCGCCTGCGGTGATGGTCTTGCGGATCGCCATCAGCGACTGCGCCATGTCGGTCCAACCGGCATCGAACTCCAGCCGGCCCTTATGGATCACGTCGTAGGCCTTCAGTACCAGTCGCGTCTTGACCTCAGGCGAATAGCTGAAGGTGGTGACGTTGGGGAAGAATTGGCGCACCAGCTGTGCCACGCCGCTGCCCAGGCCTGTGACATCGATCCCGATGTACGTCACCCAGTAGCGGTCGCATACAGCTTTGATGAAGCTGGCCTGCGCTGCGAAGTCCATGCCACGGAACTGATGCCGCTCCAGCACCCGGAACTTGCCCCCCGGTACCAGCGGCGGCGCGACCACAACCATGCCCGAGCAATCGCCGGTTTCCGCCGGGTCATAACCCACCCACACCTGTCGGTCGCCAAAAGGCCGCATTGCAAACGGCTTGTAGTCCTCGGCCCACTCGACCCAGCTGTCGATCATGCACGGTTGAAGCATCGTAAGAGGGAAGATGCTCGCGCCATCGTCGACGAACTCGCACATCAGCAGGTTGGCGAACGCTTCGGGGCTGTACTCCCGGCGTAGCTCCTCAATGTCAAACAGGTCGCAACCGCCCTGCTCCGCGTCGAGGATGGTGACGATCTGGCGCCACAACCGATCCTCACAGAACCGACCTTGCTGGAGCGCGCCATGGGTAACATCGACCTTGGTGTGCTGCGCCGCCGGCTTACCTTTGTTGAAACGTTCGCCCGTCCAAAAGGTGTAGGCCTCATGCGCCATGGTCGATGGTGTAGAGAAGTAGGTTTTTCGCCACTTCTTGTGCATCGCCATGCCCGACGCGACCTTGTTCAACTCCTCAAACTTGAACGTCCAGAAGAATTCGTCGAAGTAGAAATTGCCGTGATAACCCTGGGCTGTGCGCGCGTTGGTACCGAGAAAAAACAGCTCGGCGCCGTTCGGCAAGACAATCGGGTCCCCGGTCAACTCGACACCGATGACCTCTCGGGCAAATGCCTGGATGTACCCGCGAAACAGATAGGCTTGGTTTTTCGACGCTGACAGGAAGATCTGATTGCGGCCGGTCTCCAGCGCATCAATGAACGCCTCGCGGGCAAAGTAGTAAGTGGCGCCGATCTGCCGGCTCTTGAGGATGACTCGGGTGCGCTGATTGCCCGCCCGGTACCAGTCTTTCTGGTAGTCGAAGCACCCGTCGATAAACGCTTCGCGCAGCAGCTCAATCTGGTCTTCGTTGATGTCGTTTTTGGGAGTCTTTTTCTTCGGCCCTTCATTGCGCTTCGCCAGGTTTGGGTTGAGTTCGGTTTCGGTACCGCCACCCTGGAAGCGCTGAATGCGCGCCTGACGCTCAAGCTGCCGGTGCAGCAGGTCGATCTCTTTGAAGTCGCCGCCGCTTTTGCCTTCCTTGAGGATCAGTTGCACCAACCGCGCCTCAAGCGCCCCGCCAATCCGCTCGACGTTGTCCGCCCGGTCCCAATCGTCGCGAGCCTTCCAGCTGTGTAGCGTTTTTTCCTTTTCGCCCGTAGCCTCGGCAATCTCGCAGATACGCCAACCCATCCAATAGAGGAACTTGGATTGGCGTCGGGGATCGATTGGGAGCAGTTCGGTCGTAATCATGGCCGCGATGCTGCCGCTCTGGCCTGCGAGTCAGTAGCTCCGTGCCTTGTAGCTCTGCCCTCTACAATCCCGCCCCGTTGCCGCAACTCGCGCGCGTCACGACCATGCCCCTCATTGCAACGCATTTAGCGCCCAAAGCATTGAGGATTCCCGGCATGAAGAAATTTCGCAGTAATTGGTTCCGCGTCGCCGTCGAGGGCGCTACCTCTGACAAGCGCACCATCAAACGCAGCTGGCTGGAACAGGCCGCGAAAAACTTCAACCCGTCCACCTATGGCGCCCGCATCTGGCTGGAGCACTTCCGCAGCTTGCTGCCAGACAGCCCTTTCAAGGCCTACGGTGACGTGCTCGCGGTCAAGACCGAAGAAGTGGAAATCAACGGCCAGAAGAAGCTAGCCCTGTTCGCGCAGGTCGAACCGACGCCCGACCTGATCGCCATGAACAAGGCCAAGCAGAAGATTTACACCTCGATCGAAATCGACGACAGCTTCTCGGACACCGGCGAAGCTTATATCGTCGGCCTGGCGGTGACCGACTCCCCAGCCAGCCTGGGCACCGACGTACTGTCTTTCTCCGCGCAGAAGCCAGAATCCAGCCCATTCAAAGACCGCCATTACTCGGCAACGTCGATGTTCACCGAGGCAGTGGAAACCGAGCTGCAGTTTGAAGAAGTCGAAGACAAGCCCGGCCTCGGCGCCCAGCTTTTCAGCAAGGTTCAGGCGCTACTGGGCGGCAAACAGGCGAAGGACGATGCAGAGTTCGCCCAGATCGGCCAGGCCGTCGAAGCGATTGCCGACCACGTCAAAGACCTGCCGGATCAACTCGCCGCCGAGAAGAAATTCTCCGGCGAACTGCACACAAAGGTTGAGCAACTCAGCAAAGACCTGGTCGAGCTGAAAACGACCCTCGGCAACACACAAGATCACTCCCAAACCCAGCGCCCACCGGTAACCGGCGGCGGCAAACAAGCCCTGGCTGAATTCTGACCTGCGGCCTCAACCGCCCAACCCACTATCGGAGACACCCATGCGTAACGACACTCGAAAACTCTTCACTGGCTACCTCGCCCAGGTAGCACAGATCAATGGCGTCGAATCGGCCACCGCCACGTTCAGCGTGGACCCGACTATCCAGCAGCGCCTGGAAACCAAGATTCAGGAATCGAGCGAGTTCTTGACCAAAGTCAACGTCATCGGCGTCGACGAACAGGAAGGCGAAAAGGTCGGCTTAGGCGTCGGCGGCACTGTTGCCAGCCGCACCAACACCAAGGTCAAGAAACGTGAGCCGAGCAGCATTGGCACCTTGTCCAGCGACAAGTACCGAGCTGAGCAGACCGACTTTGACACCTACGTCAGTTACAAGCAGCTCGACGCCTGGGCGAAGTTCCCAGACTTCCAGACTCGCCTGGCTGGTGCAATTGCCCAACGCCAGGCGCTCGACCGTATCCAGATCGGGTTCTATGGCATCTCGGCTGCCGAACAAACCGACCGCACTGCGCATCCGCTGCTGGAAGACGTCAACATCGGTTGGCTGCAGCAATACCGCACCCACGCACCTGACCGTGTACTGAAGGAAGGTGCCGTCGCCGGCAAGATCACCATCGGTAAAACTGGCGACTTCAAGAACATCGACGCTCTGGTCTACGACGCCATCCAGTTGCTCGACCCTTGGTACCGCCGCAACCCTGGGTTGGTGGTGCTGACCGGCCGCGAGCTGGTCCACGACAAGTTCCTGGCCCTCGTCAACAAAGACCAAGACGCCACCAACACCCTGGCGAGCGACCTGATCATCTCGCAACGCCGCGTCGGTGGCCTGCCGCTGTACGAAGTCCCTTACATACCTGAAGGCACGATCCTCATCACCACCTTCGCCAATCTGTCGGTGTACTGGCAGATCGGCGGGCGCCGCCGTTACCTCAAGGAGGAGCCGGAGTGGAATCGTGTATCCAACTTCGAATCGTCGAACGAAGCCTACGTGGTCGAGGAATACGGCCTGGGCTGCTTGCTGGAAAACATCACACCGGTCGAGGGCTAACCCATGGCACTTAGCATCGCCCAAGCCCACCAGCGCCGCGCTCGCGCGGCAATGGAGGCGGCCAAAACGGCGCCGCAGCAATCTATGGCCGGTGCCACTGCCTACGAGCATCAGTTGAATCAGCTGCTGCAGGACCGGCTGCGCTTGAAAGCCATTCAGTCCAACGAAGGCAAGGCCGCGCTCAAGCTGCAACTGCTGCCCGAGTACATCCCCTATGTGGAGGGTGTGCTTGAAGCTGGAAACGGCGCCCAGGACGACGTCATGACCACCGTCATGGTCTGGCGTGTCGATGTTGAGGACTACAGCGGCGCACTGGACATCGCTGACTACGTCCTCAAGCACAAGTTGATCATGCCGGATCGATTTGAACGCACCACCGGCTGCCTGGTGGCTGAAGAAATCGCCACCGCCGCACTTAAAGCGCAAAAGGCCAACGGCAGTTTTGACCTGAGCATTTTGCACCGCACCGTCGAGCTTACCGAAGCCGAAGACATGCCCGACCAGGCCCGCGCCAAGCTGTTCCTGGCAACCGGCCGCGCCACCCTGCACGGCATTACCGCCGATGAGCCCGGCCAGCCGGGACAGATCCAGGCCGGTATCGATCTGCTCAAGCGCGCGATCGAACTGCACGACGGCTGCGGCGGCAAGAAAGATTTGGACGGCGCCGAACGCCTCCTGAAAAAACACGCTGCCACCGGCAGCTAATCGAGCGTCCCCACGCACCCCGCCGGCTCGGTGTGGATCGGCCAGGCCGTTCCTCCTGAACGTGAAGCCCCGACCACCGGCGATCTATTTTCGAGTGCAGTCTCATGAGCGCATTTGTTGCCAGCGGCACAGTCGCCAGCGGCCACATCAACACCGACCCATTCTGGCCGTCGATTGACCTGGATAACCTGCGAGCCACCCTGCGCATCGATGCCAGCGTCACTCCTGCCCGCTTGGAGACCGCCGTGATTGCTGCCGCAATCAACCTCAATCGTGAGTTAACTGACTGGCGAGAGGCTCAGCAGGCCGCTGGCTACACCAAGCTGGATGACGTCCCTGGTGATCGGATCAAAGACGTATCGGTAAAGGCCCACCTCTACCGCCGAGCGATCGAAGCCGGCACCGGCGCCGAAGTATGCGAGCGGTACCGCGACTACAGCGCTACCAACACGGGCAACAACAAGGCCGAAGAGGTTGCCCCCAGCATCGACGATTACCGGCGCGACCTAAGGTGGGCCATCCGCGACTTTCTTGAAAAAAGCCGCACCACCGTGGAGCTGATCTGATGCCCACCGCAGTCCGCACCAACCAAAACGACACCGTCGATGCCCTTTGCTGGCGATTTTACGGCCGCACTGCAGGCGTCACGGAGGCCGTGCTGGAGGCCAACCCCGGCCTGGCCGACCATGGGCCAATCCTGCCTCAAGGCCTTGTCATCAACATGCCCGAAGCCCAAACCAGCGCGCCCCAGCGGCAGATGGTGAACCTATGGGACTGATCCTCTGCAACCAAGGAAACCCACACCATGGCTGATCCGACTTCCAGCGTTGTGTCCGGCCTGCTTATTGGCTTGGGCCTGGCGAGCGTCACGCCCGTCATCGACGATGGCGCGCTATTCGGCGCCATCCTCGGTGCCTGGCTGGTTACCAGCACCAAGCGTGACCTCAAGGTCTGGCAGCGGCTGGGCTCACTGTTCCTGTCGGCCGGCGTGGGCTATCTGTTCGCGCCCATGGCCCTGCAGGCAATCCCGTTTATCACCAGCGGTGGCAGCGCCTTTATTTGTGCCCTGGTGGTCATCCCGATCAGCATCAAACTGATGGTTTGGGTGGAAAAGGCGGATATCTGGGACATCTGGCGTCGCATCCGAGGGGGCACCTGACATGCCGAACATCGAACTGGCCGTGCAGTTGATCGCGGCAATCGCCTACTTGCTGAGCGCCCTGCGCCTGGCCTGCTACACCCGAGGCGAGGCGCGGTACCGGCGCAGCATCTCACTGCTGGCGAGCCTGTTTGGCGCCACGTTGTGCATCTGCGGACTGGAAATCTTGCTGGACCGTCAACCAACCAGCCTCGGGCAGGCCGCATCCATCGTGCTGCTCTGCATCCTTATTTTCCGTTCACGCGGCAACGTCGCCGCCCTGTTGAGGCCCAGCGCATGACCACCACCCTTCGCCATGGCGACCGTTCGCAAGCCGTGCTTATCCTGCAAAAGAACCTCAACAGGCAAGGTGCCAATCTGGTGCCGGACGGCCATTACGGTGATGCCACGGAGGCAGCCGTGCGTGCATACCAGCTGAAGGTTGGTCTGGTGGCCGATGGCGTCGCTGGCACCAAGACCCAAGCAAGCCTCGCTGGTGGCGACTGTGCCCAGCTGCTGCGCAACCATGACCTGGTAAACGCCGCTGAACGTCTCGGCGTGCCGCTGGCAACTATCTACGCAGTCAACGAAGTGGAATCGAAAGGCAAGGGCTTCCTCGATAACGGCAAGCCAGTGATCTTGTTCGAACGGCACATCATGTACCGCCAGCTCGCCAAGGTTCGGCGCATGGGGGATGACGCTGCAGAGGTCAAACGCCACGCCGATGAACTGGCCGTGACTAACCCAGCCCTGGTCAACCCGAAGGCCGGTGGCTACATCGGCGGTACCGCCGAACACCAGCGCCTGGCAATGGCCCGCCTGATCGATGACACCGCCGCCTTGGAGTCAGCGTCCTGGGGCACCTTTCAGATCATGGGGTTCCACTGGCAACGCCTCGGCTACGCCAGCGTGCAGGACTTCGTGGCGGCGATGAGTGCCGGCGAATTTCAACAGTTCGACGCCTTCACTCGCTTTATCGAAACCGATCCGGTGCTGCACAAGGCCCTGAAAGCCCGCAAATGGGCCGAGTTCGCCCGGCTCTACAACGGCCCGGACTACCTGCGCAATCTCTATGACACCAAGCTCCAGCGCGCTTATGACAGGCACGCCAACTGCGAGTGCGGGCAAGGGGTGTCGGCATGATCGACTTCAAAGCAGTGCAAAAATTACGCGTGCAGGACGGTGACCTGCTGGTGGTTCCCGAATCGACCGAACAGGACGACATGCAGCAATTTGCCGAATCCATTCATTTGATGAACGGCGCCAGGGCAGTGATCGTGCGCGGCCCGATCAAGCAGCTCGACACCGCAACTATGAACAAACTCGGCTGGTATCGCGCGTGATTACCCTGCGCCAGGCCATGTACGGCATCGCCCTGCTCGGCGCCCTGGGTCTGCTGATCTGGAACCAAGAAACACGCATCGACGTCGCTGAGGGCAAAACCGAACGGGCGCAAGATGCGGCCAAGACCGCCCGCGACGACGCCGACCGTAACCTGAAAACTGCCAACACGCTTACCGACACATTGAGACAGGAGCGTGACGCGCAGAGCAACCTGCGGGCCCAACAGGATCAGTTGCGCCTGAGCCTGGCAAAGCGCGAGCGGACAATAGAGGAACTGAAGCTTGAAAATGACGACCTTCGGAAATGGGCTGATCAGCCTTTGCCTGACGCTGCTCGGCGGCTGCGCGAGCGCCCCGCCATCACCGGCGCCGCCGCTTATCGTGACTGGCTGTCCGGCCGTGGTGCCGTGCCACCTACCGGCGACCGGTCCCCTCAACAACGGTGACCTCCTTACCGACGGAGACCGCGCCGAAGCCGCATGGGCAGACTGCGCGGCACAGGTAGACATGGTCTACAAACACCAACAGGCCAGCCAATGAACAAGCCCGAAAGCCTGCGCGCTCATCTGCTGGCCACCGTCGCCGAACTCCAGCACAACCCCGATCTCTTGCTGATATTCATCGACAACGGCAAGGTCCGCTGCACCGCTGCGGCAAGCCTATCCTTTGAATACAGTTACGATCTGCAGATCATTATGACCGCATTTGCGGGCCACCCTGATAGCGTCATGCTGCCCTTGCTCGGATGGATCAGCGTCAATCAGCCTGAACTGTTGGAGAACTACGATAAAGCGCAAAACGGCGTGCAGTTCGAGGCCGACATTCTCGACAAGGACAAAGTAGACCTCGGCCTGACACTCCACCTGACAGAGCGGGTGGTGATAGGCAAGGATGACCAGGGCAATACCACCGTGAGGCATGCCGGCGAGCCACAGCGTGTGGCAGGTTATCTTGATCCGAACTGGGTGCCAGGATCCAAAGGCAATGCCGACGAATGGGTAGTACCAGATGGCCGATAAACTGGAAGCGCTTGAAACTTGGGCGGCCGGCCTACTGGAGAAACTCCAGCCCGCCGCCCGGAATCAGCTTGCCCGCTCCATTGGCCAGGAACTGCGACGGAGCCAACAAAAACGGGTGCAGACACAGCTAAACCCTGACGGCAGCAAGTTCGCGCCACGTAAAAAGCGGGACTTGCGCGGTAAGCAAGGCCGCATCCAGCGTAAGGCTGAGATGTTCAAAAAGCTGCGCACCGCGACCTATATGAAAGCCCGAGGCGACAGCAATGCAGTTACGGTAAGTTTCACAGGGCGCATCGCCAAGATAGCTAGGGTTCACCAATTTGGTTTGAAGGATCGGGCAGAACGGAATGCGCCAGATGTAAATTACGAGCAGAGGGAATTGCTGGGCTTTACAGATGCCGACATAGATTTAATCCGCGATGGTCTATTAGCTCATATAAAAATCGATAATTAAATTTTCATTTAGGCTGTTCGTGCAGCTTCAGCTATTTGCAGCTTGAGGCTATCGCATGCTTTCCCCAGATCTAATTGGGCATCAGATGCAATATCGAGAAAGTCCTCTCCGGAACTTCCATTCAAATAGGCGCGCTTATGCGAAGCATTTATCGCATTGATTTTTTCTCGAACTTTTATGACTTTATCGAATGCCTGGGAAAATTCCTCCCCATATATATCAATAATCATTTCAATACGATTAAAGTCAACACCTTTCTTTTCCGGATCATTAATCATATCAAGATACTGGTTATAGTCTATTTGCCCACGCATAACCAAGGTCAAATTTATATAATGACTAAAAAATAAATTATTCCAGTGACCTATTAAAATATACAACTCCTCTAATCGCTCCTTTCTCTGTTTGTTGTCATTTAATTTTTCGCTATGCCTTAACTGCTCCTTCAAATTCCTGAAATTTGCCCTATTTGTTAGCCACACACTAAATGTGGTGAGAAACGCACCAAAAAGTACGCCTGCAAGCCCGACCCATGATTCAGATGATGCATGCTTAATAACGTCAAACATTTTTGTCTTCCCCGAATACTCATAAATAGCCTGCTTTCGTACTATATCGACTTCCGTCAGGGATTGTATAAGAGCCTCATACAACCCCTAAAAGCTGCATCTTCGCGCGTGCAACCTCAACATCGGCGCCATGAACGATTTTGCCGCCCTATCTCGCCTGCTCGAAAACCTCATCCGCTTCGGCGTCATCGCCGACGTGCAGGTGGAGCCCCCACGCGTGAAGGTAATGACGGGGAAGCTGACCACCGCCTGGCTTCCATGGCTCGCTCCGCGAGCAGGCTCCGACCGTGAGTGGGATCCGCCTACCATTGGCGAGCAGGTGATCCTGTTCAGCCCATCCGGACAACTCGCTAACGGCATCGTCGTGACAGGTGTGTTCAGCGACCACATCCCGGCCAATGGCAACCGCGCCGGCCTGCACCGCCGAACGTATGCTGACGGTTCAGTGATTGAGTACGACAGCGTGGCCCACCACCTAAACGCCACACTGGCCGACGGTGGCACCACCAATCTAATCAGCCGTGGCGGCATCAACCTGGTCGGCGACATCAAACACCAGGGCGACTACATCCAAACCGGCAATCAGACTGTCACCGGCCGGGTTGACGTGTCGATTGACGTGGTTGCAGCCGGTGTCAGCTTGGTCAAACACCCGCACACCGGCGTCAAGGTCGGCGGCGACCAGTCGGGGGTGCCCATCCCATCATGAACCGACAAACCGGCGGTGCCATCGGCGAGCGCGATCACATCAGTCAGGCCATCACCGACATTCTCACCACCCGAATCGGCACCCGTGTGATGCGCCGCGAATACGGCAGCCTGTTGCCCGAACTGGTAGACCACCCTTTTAACGACGTCACCCGCCTGCGCGTATACGCGGCCACCGTCATGGCAGTGATGCGCTGGGAAACCCGCATCAGCTTGAGTCTCGTGCAATTTGTGGGAGCGAACATGCAAGGCCAGGCCTCGATCGATCTGGAGGCCACAGTGGTGGACACGAATGAACCGCTGAGCCTCAGCGTGCCGCTGCAGCTGGGAGGCAGTGTATGAACAGCTTCGCCGCCATCGACCTTAGCCAACTCCCGGCGCCGCAGATTGTTGAGCAAGTCGACTTCGAACAGATCTTGGCCGAGCGTAAGGCCTATGCGATCAGCCTGTGGCCGGTCGAAGAACAGGCGGAAATTGCCGCACGTCTGGAAATGGAATCCGAGCCACTGACCAAGCTGCTGCAGGAGAATGCCTACCGTGAAACCGTATGGCGGCAACGCGTCAACGAAGCATCCCTGGCCAACCTGCTCGCCGCGGCGCGAGGGACAGACCTGGAACAGTTGGCCGCAAACTTCAACGTCAAGCGCCTGGTGATCCAAGAGGGCCGAGCCAACGCCATCCCCCCCGTGCCAAAGCTCATGGAAGGAGACGACAGTTTGCGCGAGCGTGCGCAGATGGCCTGGGAAGGTTTGAGCACTGCCGGCCCACGCAACAGCTACATCTTTCACGCCAGGGCGGCGGATGGCCGGGTAGCTGATGCCACAGCCGAAAGCCCCTCACCAGCAGTTGCCGTCGTTACCGTGCAATCACTTCTGGGTGATGGCACGGCTGCTCCTGAACTGCTCGCCGTCGTCAACACGTACCTCAGCGACGAGGACCGTCGGCCGGTGGCCGACCGCCTGATTGTTCAGGGCGCGCAAATTGTGCGCTACCAGATCAAGGCAAAAGTCTACCTCCTGTCGACCGGGCCGGAGTCCGAGCCAATTCTTGCCGCTGCCGAAGCGCGTCTGTTGACCTACGTCAACCAACGTCGCCGCCTCGGTATGGAAGTGTCGAGATCGGCAATCCACGCCGCACTTCACGTAGAAGGCGTGCGCAAGGTGGAGCTGGAAGGCTGGGTCGATATCGTCGCGACCAAGGCCCAGGCGCCCTACTGCACCGGTGTCGACGTCAAGCGAGGCGCAGAATAATGGGTGTCCAGCAACTACTGCCGGGCAACTCCACCCCTTTGGAGCATCACGCGGCGCAGGCGCTCGCGCAGATCCAGCGCGTGCCTATCCCTTTACGACAGCTGTGCAATCCGGACACCTGCCCGGTTGCGCTGCTGCCTTACCTGGCCTGGGCCTTTTCAGTCGACCGCTGGGATAGCAAATGGACTGAGGCAGCCAAGCGCGCCGCCATCCGCTCATCCCACTACATCCACTCGCGTAAGGGCACCATCGGCGCACTGCGCCGTGTCGTCGAGCCGCTGGGCTACCTGATTGAGGTGCTGGAGTGGTGGCAGACCACCCCACAGGGCGTGCCGGGTACTTTCGCCATCAAGGTCGGAGTACTCGACACCGGGATCACCGAAGAGATGTATCAAGAACTCACCTGGCTGATTGATGACGCCAGGCCGGTGACCCGACATCTCACAGGCCTGGCAATCAGCCTCGAAACACAAGGGGTTTTGAACATTTGTGTTGCCTTGTACGAAGGCGACGAAATCGACGTTTACCCACCGGTCATGCGTGATATCGAGGTCACTGGGACCATAGGCATAGTCGGGCGCGAACACTCCATAGACACACTGGACGTTTATTATGATTGATGGGAACTCTCAGTTTTTCGCGATCCTCACCGCTGTGGGGAGAGCCAAGCAGGCGAACGCCGACGCGCTCGGCGTGCCATGGAAACTCACCGAGATGGGCGTGGGCGATGCCAATGGTACGGACCCCATTCCGAACGAACTGCAAACCCGGCTCATCAACGAGTGGCGACGCCGCCCGCTGAATCAGCTGCGAGTCGATCCCATCAACGCCGCCGTGATTATTGCTGAACAGATAATTCCGGCCGATGAAGGCGGACGCTGGATCCGTGAGATCGGTCTGTACGACGCGGACGGTGACCTGGTGGCCGTGGCGAACTGCGCGCCCAGCTATAAGCCGGCCCTATCGCAAGGGTCAGGGCGTACTCAAGTCGTGCGGATGAATTTCATCGTTGCCAGTACCGGCAACATCACGCTCAAGATTGACCCGGCGGTGGTACTGGCAACCCGCGAGTACGTCGAACAACGGATCATGGAAGAGCTTTACAAGCTCGACAACAAGCAGTCGGTACGTGTGGCCACCACGGCAAACATCGCCCTGGCGGGCCTACAGACCATCGACGGTGTTGTGTTGGTTGCTGGGGATCGCGTGCTGGTAAAAAACCAGACTGTCGCAAAGGACAACGGCCTGTACATCGCTGCGGCGGCCGTATGGAAGCGTTCGGACGATGCTGACAGCAATGCAGAAGTGACGTCGGCGCTTCTGGTATCGGTCGAGCAAGGCGCCACTTTGGCCGATACGCGCTGGCAGTTGATCACGGACGGTGTGATCGTCCTAGGCACCACGCCATTGACCTTTCAGAACGTGACTCAAGGTTTTGCGCCGATCAATTCTCCCGCGCTCCTGGGGTCTCCAACTACACCAACCCCTGCACAGTTTGATATCAGCAAGCGATTAGCGACTACTGAGTATGTGCAGCACGCTCTTGGCAGTTATGCAGGGCAAACGAACTACACGGGCGACACAGCTTTAACTGCGGCAGATGTGGGAAGGCTGAGTAACTTTGCACAACTTTCGACGGTTGCTTTACCCCCAGCGTCGAGTGTTGCGGCCGCGTCATTGATCACTATCGGCAGCTCTTTGTCTGGCGGTGTCTGGGTGGTCGCTGCGACGGGGGACACCCTGACAAATACGATTACTGAGCCAGGGCCATTTTTCATCCCGGTCGGCTCCCTGGGCGTATTCCGCCGACTATTAGGGGGGAGCGGATGGAGTTTTGATGGTGGGGACGCCTCACTTAAGTACTCGCCGGGTTTCTCCGCGCGCCTTACGGCGAACGGCTATCAGAAATTGCCTTCGGGTCATATCGAGCAATGGGGCATCGTTCCTCCGATCCCAGCTGGCGGTTCGGTCCTGATCAATTACCCGATCAAATTCCCCAACGGCCCCTTGGCGATTGTGGCTGGGGCGGGAGCATCGCAGGCGGGTAGTCCTGGGATTAACTCATATAACGAATCCGCCGGTCAGGTCAGATTCTGGAATTCATCACTCACTGTCGCCACGCAAGCAAGCACCTATTTTGCGAAAGGCATTTAGATCTCTTTAGGAGATGGATTTATGTTCGCGTCCAAAAAAACTGGTTACTTTTACGACCCAGCAGTTAACGAATTCATGCCCTCGGATGCTGTGGAAATTGACGCTGAAATACATGCCGCTCTATTGAAGGGGCAAGGTGAAGGCAAGGTAATCACTTGGGCTGAGGATGGTTATCCATTCCTGTCGGATCCCACACCGCCCTCCCAAGAAGCACTCGCAGCGGTCGAACGGGCATGGCGTGACTTGCAGCTCGGCGCAACGGATAGCGTCGTAACGCGGCATCGCGACGAACTCGAGGACGGTTCGCCAACTTCCCTTACGCCCGACCAGTACGCGGAGCTGCAAGCCTATCGCCGACAGTTGCGTGATTGGCCGGAAGCCGGCGAATTCCCTCTGAACGAGCATCGACCGGCAGCGCCTGGGTGGCTGGCGGTGACTGCGGAGTGATTCGACTTCGGGACACTCACCACTTGATCCTGTAGACACCCCGCTTACAAGCCGCGCCGCTCGCCCAATCGGCGCGCGCGCGGCAGCCTGTGCACTGTCATTCCATCACAGCGCAGGCATAACCCATGGCCGATTATCTCCACGGCGTGCGGGTCATCGAACTCAACGACGGCACCCGCCCCATTCGCACTATTCCCACCGCAGTTATCGGCATGGTTTGTACGGCTGAGGATGCGGACCCGCTTGTTTTCCCACTGGACACGCCCGTCCTGCTCACTAACGTACAAACAGCAGTCGGCAAAGCCGGCGTCAAGGGCACCCTGGCTGCGAGCCTGCAAGGCATCGCAGATCAGACCAAGCCCTACGTCATCGTGGTACGGGTCAAGGAAGGTGCCGACGAAGCGGCCACCACCAGCGCTCTGATCGGCGGCACCACTCCGAACGGCCAATACACCGGCATGAAAGCCTTGCTTGTAGCCAAGTCACGCGTGGGCATGACGCCGCGCATTCTCGGCGTGCCAGGCCTGGACAGTTTGCAAGTGGCCACCGCCCTCGGCGCCATTGCCAAAGACCTTCGCGCCTTTGCCTACGTCAGCGCCTGGGGCTGTAAAACGAAAGAAGAGGTTGTCGCTTACCGCGAAAACTTCGGCGCCCGCGAAATGATGGTGATCTGGCCGGACTTCCAGAACTGGGACACTGTCGCCAACAAGACCACCACCGCCTCGGCAGTAGCCCGTGCTCTCGGCCTGCGGGCCAAGATCGACCAGGATACGGGCTGGCATAAAACTCTTTCGAACGTGGCCGTAAGCGGCGTCACCGGCATCAACGCCGATGTGTTCTGGGATCTGCAAAACCCGGCCACCGACGCCAACTACCTCAACAGTAACGACGTCACCACGTTGATCCATGCCAACGGCTTCCGCTTCTGGGGCAGCCGTACCTGCAGCGACGATCCGCAGTTCGCTTTCGAAAACTACACGCGCACTGCGCAGATCCTCGCGGACACCATGGCCGAAGCGCATATGTGGGCCATCGACCGCCCTATGCACGCCTCGCTGGTACGCGACCTGGTCGAAGGCGTAAACGCCAAGATGCGCGAGTTGAAATCACAGGGTTACTTGATCGGGGGCAGCTGCTGGTATCCAGACGACATCAACACCAAGGACACCCTCAAGGCCGGCAAGCTATGGGTGGATTATGACTACACCCCAGTGCCGCCGCTTGAAGACCTCACCTTCCGCCAGCGAATCACCGACCGTTACCTGATCGACTTCGCCAAGGGCATCAACAGCTAAACCGGGCCTCCCCGCGAGGGGAGTTCACCCTGAACACGTATCCCGGAGAAAACCGCCATGGCAATGCCACGCAAGCTAAAAAACCTCAACCTGTTCAATGACGGCAACAGCTACCTAGGCTTGGTGAAGTCCCTCACCCTGCCCTCCCTCGGCCGCAAGATGGAAGCCTATCGCGGCGGCGGCATGAACGGCCCGGTCAAGGCTGACCTGGGCATGTCCGACGACGGCATCCAGTTCGAATGGAAGACCGGTGGCCTCGACCTGATCTCTCTGCGCCAGTTCGGCGCCGTCAACGCCTCCAGCGTGGCCCTGCGATTCTCTGGCCCCTACCAACAGGACGACACGGGTGAAACGAGCAACGTGGAAGTGGTCGTGCGAGGTCGCCACGAGACCATCGAGATGGGCGAAGCCAAGGCAGGCGAAGACACCGAACACTCCATGAAAACCACCTGCAGCTACTACAAGCTGACCGTCGATGGTGAAGAAATCATCGAAATCGACCTGCTCAACTTCGTTGAGAAAGTCAATGGCGTGGACATGTTGGAGAAACACCGCAGCGGCATGGGCATCTGACCCGCCCGCTCGATAACGCCTCATCCTTTAATTGCCAGGAGCAAATCCAATGAAAGACGAAACCATCGAGCAGCCCGACGTGCAGCAGCTGGCCGACGACAACACCGTCACCCTCGACACTCCAATTCGTCGAGGCACTACCACTATCGACACCATCACCCTGCGCAAGCCGAACTCCGGCGAATTGCGCGGCGTGAGCCTGGTAGAGCTGCTGCAGATGGACGTCGGCAGTTTGATCAAGGTTCTGCCACGCATCAGCGCACCGAGCCTCACCGCTGTAGAAGTTGCAGGCATGGACCCGGCCGACCTTCTGGCCTTGAGTAGCAAAATCTCTGGTTTTTTGTTGCAGAAGTCGGCGAAGACGGATGCATCCCTCGTCGCGTAGAGGACGCCATGGCCGATCTGGCCGTGGTTTTTCACTGGGCACCGGCTGATATGGATCAGTTGGGCCTGCAAGACCTGATGGACTGGCGCGAGCGCGCTAGGGTGCGGAGTTCCACTGATGGCGAATGATCTGAGGCTACAGGTGCTGCTCAGCGCCATCGACCAAGCCACGGGACCACTGAAGAAAATCACGGGCGGCAGCCAGGAAACCGCCCGAGCGCTCAAGGCTGCACGTGACCGCCTGAAGGAACTCAACACCCAGCAGCGCGACGTCATCGCCTGGCGCGAGCTACAAGCCGCTACCAAAGCCACCTCCGAGGCACTGGCTGCGAACAACTCGAAGGTAGGCGAACTCGCCCGCACCACTGCCAAGGTCCGTCAACAGCTCGCACCGACTCAAGCACTTTTCGAACAGTCCCGGCAGAAGGTTGACGCTCTCAAAACCAGTCAATCCGACCTCAAGCGCGAACTCACCGGAACGCGTAACGCTTTGGGTTTGCTTGGCGACGAACACCGTCAATCCGGCAGCCAGATCGCCGCCCTGAATGCCGTGATGCAAAAGGGCAATGCCCTCACTCGCAAACAGCAAGCCGAGTACATCCGACTGACGGCTGCTCAGCGCGAGCGTAAAACTCAGCTGGATCAGCTTGCAGCCAAGGAAAAGACCTTGGCAGACCGCTACACGCTCAGCACCGCGCAGCTGCGCACCAGTCGCGCCGGCCATTCCAGTCTGCGTGACGAAATTCTCCGGTTGGAAACTCCGTTCAAAGCCCAGCTCACTCTGCTCAAGCAACACACCGCCGAGTCGAAGCGCTTGGGCGAGCAGTACGGTCAGCAGCAAGGGAAGCTATCTGCCCTGGGCACGCAGTTGAAAGACGCTGGCATCAACACCAATGCCCTGGGCGCTTCCGAGTTGAAACTCAAGCGGGACATGGACATCGCCACCCTGGCGATCAAAGCGCAGATGGACCAGCTCGACGCGCTGAAACGCAAACAGGACAGCCTGGCGAAGGCCCGTGCCACCTACGATAAAACCCAGAACATGGCCGGCCGCATGGCTGTATCAGGTGCCGCCGGTCTCGGTGTGGGATACGCCGCAAGCCGGCCCGTGGCCTCTGCTATCAAGGCTTTTGCCCCGAATGAGGACTCTGCCACGCAGTTGAAGGTGTCGATGATGAGCGACACTGGGAAGGTCTCTGAAGACTTTCAAAAGATCACGGACCTGGCCACCAAACTTGGCGATCGCCTGCCCGGTACCACGGCGGACTTCCAGAACATGATGACCATGCTCCGACGCCAGGGTCTCAGCGCTCAAAGTATTCTCGGCGGTACAGGTGAAGCAGCTGCCTACCTGGGCGTTCAGCTCAAGATGGAAGCCACTGAAGCGGCTGAGTTCGCCGCCAAAATGCAGGACGCCACCCGCACCACCGAGAAGGACATGATGGGCCTGATGGACACCATCCAGCGCGGTTTCTACGCAGGCGTGGACCCAGGCAACATGCTCCAGGGTTTCAGCAAAATCGCGCCGGTGATGGACGTCATCAAAAAGTCAGGGATCGATGCGGCCAAGGAACTGGCACCGCTGCTGATCATGATGGACCAGGCCGGTATGGAGGGCAGTTCCGCCGGTAACGCCTTCCGTAAAATTTTCCAGGCTGGTTTGAATCAAGACAAAGTCGAGAAAGCCAACAGCATCGCAGCTGGCGCGAACAAGGGCGTTTCGCTCAAATTCACGGATGACAAAGGCAACTTTGCTGGCCTAGAGAACCTTTACGCTCAGGTGGAAAAGCTGAAGGTTCTGAACGATTCAGACCGTACGGCCGTCATCAGTAAGCTGTTTGGCGACGACGCTGAAACCATGACCACCCTGAACACAATGATGAATAAGGGGCTGGCTGGATACCAGGAAGTACAGCAGAAGATGCAATCCCAAGCTGATCTGCGCACCCGCGTCAACGAGCAGCTCGGTACTCTGACCAACGTGATGGAAGCAGCCGAAGGCAGTTTTACCAACGCCATGGCCGAATTCGGTGCTGCTGTTGCGCCCGAATTGAAAGACCTGATCAATACCCTGGGTGAAATCGCCAACAAAATTGGCACCTGGGCGCGGGAAAACCCAAAGCTCGCCGGTGGACTTGTCAAAGTCGTGGCGGCCGTAGCAGCCGCAGCGGTTGTATTCGGCACATTGGCCCTGACCATGGCGAGCATGCTCGGCCCCTTCGCTGTGCTGCGCTACGGCATGGCGATGTTCGGCATTCGCCTGGGGGCAATAAAAGCCCAGTTGATCGGTACCCGCGTAGCAGCAGCTGGGGCAGGTGTCGAGGTCGGACGGATGGGACGAATCTGGAAAACGTTGACCGCAAGCCGAGCAGCCGGAGGCATGATGAGCGTCATCCCCTCCCTGGTCAGTTCCGCTCGACTGGCCGCAGTCAGCGTGCTGCCAATGCTCAGCGGTGCGATCAGTGCGGTCGGCGCTGCAATCCTCGCTACACCGATAGGTTGGTTGATTGCAGCCGTCGCCGGTTTGGTGGCGGCTGCCGTCCTCATCTACAAATACTGGAAACCGATCAAGGGATTCTTTCTTGGTTTTTGGCAAGGGCTCACAGAAGCCCTGCAGCCAGTACTAAGTGGCTTCAGTAAGTTCGGTGGATTGCTTGCCAGCCTGGCCAAGGCCGCCTACTCCATTCCGGTTGTGGGTTTTGCATTGCAACTGCTCGGCAACATCGTCCGCCCGCTGTTTAACATGATCTCGTCCGGTATCAGCACTGTGATCGGGTGGTTCAGCAATCTTTTGACTCCGGTCGAAGACGTCGGCGGCGCGGCGCAGTCGATGGGCCAGCGCTTTGGTTCAGCCTTCGGCGGCATGATCATGACTCTGCTACAGGGCATCGGCTCGATCGCCACCGGCGTAGTCAATATCTGGACCACCATCAAGGCTAGCTTTGACCAAGGCCTCGTGGGCATTGCGCAACTGATCATCAACTTCAGCCCATTGGGCTTGTTCTATCAAGCTTTCGCTGGGGTGATGAGCTACTTCGGCGTGGAGCTGCCAGGGAAGTTCACAGAATTCGGCAGCATGATCGTCAACGGCCTGGTCAACGGTTTGACAGCAGGCCTCGGCGCCGTGAAAAACGCTATCGGGTCCATTGGCGATTCCAGCATCGGCTGGTTCAAGGAAAAGCTCGGCATTCACAGCCCGTCTCGGGTGTTCGCTGAGCTGGGCGGCTTCACTATGGAAGGGCTGACAAAAGGTCTGGAGGGTGGACAGAAAGGGCCGCTCGACGCCTTGTCGAGCATGGGCAAACAACTGACCGCCGCCGGCACGCTAGCCCTTAGCACGACAGCCATGCCGGCGTTGGCGGTTGATGACCGTCCCCCCATCAGCAGCGCGGGCGCATCGACGCTATACGACAGTCACGACACTTACCAAATCACCATCGCTGCAGCGCCTGGTATGGATACGCAAGCCATGGAAAAAAGCCTGCGCGCCATGCTCAGCAAGATTGAAAACGAGAAACGCGCCCGTCAGCGCAGCAAGCTATCGGATCGGGATTAATTGCCATGATGCTCAGCCTCGGCATGTTCGTGTTCAGCCTATCGACCCTCGCCTACCAGGAGCTGCAGCGCCAGACCAACTGGCGCCATGCCAGCAACAGTCGCGTCGGCGCGGCTCCTGCGCTGCAATTTGTTGGCCGTGGCGACGACACCATCACCCTCCCCGGTCTACTTTTGCCGGAGCTGGCCGGCAGCATTCTCAGCCTGGATGCTCTGCGTTTGATGGCGAACACTGGCAAGGCCTGGCCGATGGTCGAGGGCACCGGGCGGATTTATGGTTTGTGGGTGATCGAAAGCCTGAGCGAGACGAAGACCTTGTTTTTCCGCGACGGCACACCACGACGTATTGAGTTCACCCTGACCCTGAAACGTACAGATGATGACCGTATCGATCTGCTCGGAGCTGCTACCAGCACCGGCCTGAACATTCTGCGGGGGTTGCTGTGATTGATGCCGCGATCTCCAAGGTCACCGGGTTCCTCAAGGACACGGCCGAACGGTTCGTCAGGGACGCAGCTTATCCCGTGCCAGCGTTCCGCCTGATGGTCGACGGCAACGACATCGCTCACCTGGTAAACCCGCGTTTGATGACCTTGGGGCTGACCGACAATCGTGGCGTGGAGGCCGACCAGCTCACTATCACGCTGAGCGACCACGACGGCCTGTTGTCGATACCACCAAAGGGCGCAGTACTTCGTTTGTGGTTGGGGTGGAGCGACACGGGCCTAGTGGACAAAGGCACCTACACCGTAGACGAAACCGAACATAGCGGCGCCCCGGACGTGCTTAGCATCCGCGCTCGCTCGGCCGACCTGCGCAAGGGCCTGAAAACAAAACGCGAACGTAGCTGGAGCAACACCACGCTCGGGGACGTGCTGGGCGATATAGCCATTGGTAACGGTCTGACGGCCACCATCGCCGGGGCACTTGATGGGTTGCCCATTTTGCAGCTCGACCAGGCCAATGAATCAGACGCCAACCTGATCAGCCGCCTGGGCGAAGAGTTCGACGCGGTGGCCAGCGTCAAAGCCGGATGCCTGCTGTGCCTGCCGGCGGGCGGCGGCAAGACCGCAAGCGGCATGGACCTGCCGCACATCACTCTCACCCGCGCCGACGGCGATCAGCACCGCTACCTGCAAGCCGACCGCGACAGCTACGACGGCGTGCGCGCGTATTACTACGACGTGAACAGCGCCAAGAAACAGGAGGCCATTGCCGGCGGCGGCGAGAATCTCAAAGACCTGCGCCATACCTACAGCGACCAGCAATCAGCATTGCGCGCCGCCCGCGCGGAATTTCGGCGCCTACAACGCGGTAGCGCCACGCTCAGCTACACCCTGGCTATGGGCCGGCCGGACCTGATCCCAGAGCTGACCTACACGCTTCAGGGCGTGAAGGAGGAAATCGACGAGATCATCTGGTATGGCGGAAACGTGGAGCACAGCTTGACCGCAGACGGCGGCTACACCGTGAGCTTGGATTTGGAGAGCAAAACGCCAGAGGACAATGTCGAGGATTTGGCTGAAGAAAATAAGGGCGATTACACAGGGGTCATCGCGTACTACCGCGACCATAAAACCGGGAAGGAGAAGACGGTTACGGCGGGGGATCAGGCGAAGCCGAGGCGGTTGCGTTGGCTGTACGCCAGTGAAAAGACAGCCAAGCGGGCGGTCAAGAGAGAACTCAATAGAATGAAGGTTTAGTTACATGGAAAACGCCGTTTTCTGCCCCCCGACAGAAAACAGCTAATCTTAGGATATTCTATGCGCAAGTTCTACCAACTTCTTGTAGCTCCTGATGATATCCAATCTCTGATAAGCCTCACGAAGAACGGAACTTCGCCACCCCTGAAAGTTATTCATCATCTGCCTTAGTTCGTCATTCCCACAATTAACAATTCGAGTGTAAAACTTGGCAAGTTCGGCGATAGACTCATGCCCGTCGGGGAAAGTATAGTTCACAGGAACAGCTGTCGCATCAAACAAGTCAACTGCTGCACTAGCCTTGCTCTCAACACCTAAAGCATGATACAGATCATCACTCGCAGCCTTAGAAAATATTAAATAAGCCGCCCAAAAATAATGGAAGTTATGTGAAGGCAAAGCACTTGCCATACTGTTTATCTGCTGAGCGTATCGAAGCATCTCCCTAAGCTCAACCTTAAAATATTTGGCCAGACCTACAAGTATCAATGCATACTCGGGGTAATTACTTTCTTCGGCATATATAGTTCCGCTTTTCGGCTCAAGAGGGGACTCAAGTCCGTATGCATTTGCATAACCAGTCGTGCTAATTTGCAGAGCCACACATGAAAACTGACACTGAATCTGCTTCGCAATTACAAGAATATTCGAGTTATCCAAACGGAATTCAGCATCGAAAAATCTACTCAAATATCTTTCAGAATAAAATTTTTCTCCATAAACCGCTCTTACAGAGTGCGCCAGCTGTGTTGAGTCGGAAGCTACAATAAATCGGCAATCCTCCAGTTCAAAGAAGTGCTTAACCCGCTCTAAGAGTTCAATAGCGTACGTAGGCCTGCATCTATCCAATTCATCAATAAAAATAAAAGCGGGTGTGCGCAACGTTTTGTTCTCAGTAGCCTGAGACAATTTTTCAAGAATAGCTTTTTTGAAATCCCGAACGTGAATTGCGGTTTTAGATTGTTCTTTTATCAGCGCCTCTACAACGCCTCCCACCGCTTCCCCCGCATCGTCTACTCCTTCTTTACCCAAAAGCTCATCCACTTCAACTCCTGAAAATTTCTTGACAAGACCCTTGGCAATTAGAGGCGCCGCTTTTTTCATAAGCTCGCTTACAACTTTAATTACATTCTTGCCCGCTTCGGTTGATCCGAGCGAAACATCATCCATTGTCTGCTGCTCAATACATGTCACCAAAGCTATTAATGGCTCAGCTGTATAATCAGTTTCCCAAGCATTAAAAAAAATACAAACATGCTCTTTACTAAGTTCTTCTTTCCAACGACTCAAGAAGAATGACTTACCCGCCCCCCAGGGAGAGTTAACATTTAACACCTTAATATGTGGATTAGCGAGAAGGTAAGATGTTAAAAATTCTGCACTTGGCTGACGTTCCATCAGATCGTCGGCCCAAATCTCACTCGAGTCCATGTATCGCTAACTCCTGTAAAAACCAATGATGCCCGACAATCTGTCGGGCTATATTTTAAAACATGTTCAGCAAAACGCTAATAAATCGTAATATGTCTGATTTTTGCTCATTATCAAGCAACCTGTAGAGCTTCACAATTTTCAGTTCGTGCTCATTTAATTCCGACCATTCAATTGCTTCAGACTGTTCGACATCTACCTTTTTTATCACCGACATGTGTCACTCCATTCAACACGTTCGGACGCCCGATGCCAGAATCGGCACCAACCAAAGCGCCCGGGGAGTGAGCAATTTTCAGCATGTTTGACTGTGTCATCAGCCTACTAAATGAAAAATTCATTACAAATTACGCATCACCGCAAAGCGCCTGAGCACGCTGAACGATATCGCTGTAATCCATCTTGATGGATGGCATCGTAGGATTGGGCTTGGTTATGTCCTCGCCGTCCGACCAGCCGTGATCCTTTGCATGACTCCTGGCACTTCCGCTCAATGCGTAAACGGTTCCGTCCGAGGTTCGGGCCAATGCTTTGGGCGATGGTCCAAAGCACAACAGGTCAACGCTAGCGACCGTAAACGGCCAATCGTCGCCATAGTCCTTGCTGGAAACCTTCAGGCTCTTTCTCTCGGCACCACACACACCCGAAGCAAGCATTGCCAGCACCACTATAGATAACGTCATCCGTTTCATGTCCAAAGTCCTTAATTTTTATTTGTAAAAGCCCTTAGCAGGCGCATCACCGCCCCCCTGTCCTCGTTGCCCAGGCTCCGTACGTGCATCACGACTTCCAAGTCATCGTTGGATAGCTGACTTTCGCCCTTAATAGAGCGCTGGCCGGTCACCACGTAAAGAACATCCACCCCTTGTTCAGCGACCGCTGCCAGGTAACTGGCATCCGGGCTGCGCTCGCCCTTTTCATAGTTGTACTGACTGTTTTTCGAGGCACCAGCCTTCGCCGCAAGCTCGGTCTGATTAAACCCCAAGCGTTCACGCTCTTCTTTTAGGCGATCACCAATTCCCACAAACGTCTCCATGACGAGTTGACATTCCCACATTCATGGGAAATACTTCGCCTGTAATCACACGAAATCACACGAAACGAGACTATGCCGAACGCATACCCCACGGAGCAAGCGTGCCGAAAAGCACGTGAGCGACTCGCGCATCAAGGCCTCTCTGCCAAAGACTGGGCCGATCAGCACAATTTAAACCCGTCCACGGTGTACGCCGTCTTGAACGGACAGAAGAAATGTTTGCGGGGCGAGTCCCACCGTGCTGCGGTGTTGCTCGGCATCAAAGACGGCGTAGTCACAAATTAGGCCTGTTGGCTCAGATAGGAAACCAGAAGATGAAACGTCCAGTTCTAGCCAACCGGAAAGACGTAGTCAGCGCCGTGATTGGCGCTTATCCAGGAGGTCGGTACTACGCTGCAACTGACCTCGGGATGCCGATCAAGAAGTTTGATAACCAGGCCTATGAGAACGCTGGCAGTCGGCCGCTCAGCGACGAACATATCCATCGCCTCGAGCGCGTTGCAGGTACGTCATATCTCGCTGACTACATCACTGGCATGTATGGCGGCATGTTTGTACCCGTCGCGGTGCCTGAATCGCTGGATAACGTCGAGCTGTACAACCGCTCTGTAAAAACCGCTGCCAAGCGCGGGTTGGTTGACCAGATCATTGCCAAAGCGCTGGACGACGGTGTCATTGAGCCTAGTGAAGCCGAAGTAATCGTGTCGGCCCTCATGAAGTATATGTCCGCCCGCTACGCCGAAGTGCTAGCGACCATCCAACTGCACGGCGGGGGGTTGGCTGGGTGAGCACTTACAAACTTGTTTGCCCTCACTGCCACGGCCGCATGCGCATCCGCACCAGCGAAGGCCAACACATCTTTCTACGTATCACCTACATGCAATGCACCAACGAGGCCTGCGGCTGGGCGGTGCGTGCTGAATTTCAAATGACCCACGAACTGAGCCCCAGCGGCATGCCAAACCCGGCTGTACAGCTTCCGGTAGCTGACGTGGTCATTCGTCGCCAGGCAATGAAAACCGCCAACGATCAGCCCGATCTGTTGGACCAGTTGGAAATGGAGGCCACAACCGTATGAAAGCCATCACCCTGACTACCAACCCCGCCAGCGATTACCGTGCGGCAATGCAACAAGCAGCGGTGGCTTACCTCTACCGTCATCGCTGCGAGCATCTTGCCGGTGACACTCAGTTGCTCGACAACTGCGTACGCTACCTGACGCTCTCACTTGAAGTCCCTCAGCACCTGGTGCACCGCATTGCTGAACTGGCGGTGGCCGAGTTTGAAAGCATGACCTGCAAGCGTGTGGCCTGGCTGGGCATTCATCCCACCAGCGGCCCCTTCCGCCCGGTGATCTTGTTGCTCGACAACTGCACCCAACAGCGACATCCCGTTTCAGCACGCTTGCTCCCCACACGCCTGCTGCTGACTCGCAACCTCCCGCACTAATCCAAAACCCTCCCTGTTTGATGCCCGCACCGCGTGGGTAGGGGAAATTTGCAACTTACTGGTGGCCGAAATGAGCAAAATCACCATAAAACTGGAGCTGGACGAACAACAGGCGCAGCACTACCTGTTGTGGTTGACCAGCCAGTACGAAGTCACCATGGCTGATATTTGGTACTCCGACCGCTACCGGAATGTGCCAAGTGGTCAACGGGCGCCGAAGGTGCTTGAGGACTTGCCCTACCTGGCAGGCATCTGCAAAACGCGCAGCGAGCTGAAAAAGCAGCTCGTTGTTACGGCTGCGGAGCATGTGCAGTGATTCGCAAGCCCATGGAAGACAAGATCCGCGCCGACGTGCTTCAGCGCCTGGAGTCTGATTACGGCCTTCAGCACATGAAAGGCACGCATTACATGCGTAAGGGCACCTGCCCGCAGTGCAATCAGAAACGTTTGTTTTCGCGCCACGATGAACCCTGGTTCATCCGCTGTGGCCGCGAGAAAAATTGCCGGTACATGGCTCCCACCAAAGAGCTTTACCCGGATCTGTTCGACGATTGGAGCAAGCGTGCACCGGCCACCCGAGAAGAGCCTGCCGCCAGCGCAAAGGCATACCTGACATTTGCCCGAGGTTTCCGCGTTGAGCTGATAGAGGACTGGTACACCCAGGAAAGCTACTTTGATCGCGATCTGAATATTGGCTCTGCCACCGTGCGCTTCCCTCTGGAACACGGCGGTTACTGGGAGCGCTTGATTGACCAACCGTCACGGTTCGGTAAGAAGAAGGCCCGCTTCCAACCCCTCAAGAGCTACAGGGGGCACTGGTGGTGCCCGCCGTGCGTGGATCTGCTGGAAGTAAATGAGCTGTGGATCGTTGAAGGAATCTTCGACGCCATTGCGCTCATTCAAAACGGTATCTCTGCGGTTGCGGCGCTGTCCTCGAACGCCTTTCCAGAGGAATCGCTTAAGGCCCTGATCACCGCTCGCGGCGGTAAAATCCCAAAGCTGGTTTGGGCTCTGGATAACGAGCCAGGCGCTCATAAGTACACCCGTATGTGGGTCAACCGTGCCCGCGAACTCGGTTTTACCTGTGAGGCTGCTCAGGTGTCACAGCCTGACGCCCGCAAGGTTGACTGGAACGATCTGCATCAACGCTGGGCATTTATCGACGACGAAAAAGCCCGCGCTGATCGCATCGAAAATGACTTGAAAGAAGCCCGCCACCAGGGCGCCCTGCTAATCGCAGAAAGTGCCAGCGACAAGGCATTGCTCATGTACCAGTGGCGTGAACGGGAGGAATTCCACTTCTGTTTCGACTCCCGCCTGTACTGGTGGAAATTGGACTTGGCGAAATACAACAGCGCCAAGCAGGCCCTCGAAAAGAGCGATGGCCACGAAGCCCAGACACTCAATGAAAAGCAGCTTCGGGAGAAGGCACTGAACGTCGCCGGCTGCGTCGTCGAGATCGCCAACTGCTACCCCAAAGCCCTCTATTTCCAGCGAAACGAGATTACCGACGAGTCCTGGTACTTCTTCCGCGTCGACTTCCCGCACGACGGCGGTTCAGTGAAAAACACCTTCACGGGTGGTCAGGTCGCCGCTGCCAGCGAATTCAAGAAAAGACTTCTCGGCATGGGTGCCGGAGCCGTGTTCACCGGCAGTGGACAACAATTGGACAAACTTATGAAAGACCAGCTTTTCGGCATCAAGACCGTTCAGACCATCGACTATGTGGGCTACAGCAAGGAATACCACTGCTACGTGTTCAACGACGTCGCCATCCGCGAGGGCCAGATAATTCACATCAATGAGGAAGAGTTTTTTGAGATGGGCAAGTTGAAGCTCAAGACTCTGCAAAAGGGTGTGAAGATCAATCTGGAAAAGGACGGCAAAAAATACGATGACCAGTGGCTTGGGCTTTTGTGGCAGTGCTTTGGTGCCCAGGGCATCGTGGCGTTGACCTTCTGGTTTGGCTCGCTGTTCGCCGAACAGATCCGCGGCCGGTACCAGTCGTTTCCTTTCCTTGAGGCCACTGGCGAGGCTGGCGCCGGCAAGACCACGTTGCTCACGCTGCTGTGGAAACTCGCGGGTCGCGATGGATACGAAGGGTTCGACCCGTCCAAATCCACCAAGGCAGGCCGCAGCCGCTTGATGGGCCAAGTATCCGGCATGCCCATTGTGCTGCTGGAATCAGACCGCAGCGGCGACGATAAGGCCCACGCCAAAACCTTCGAATGGGACGAACTCAAGGATTACTACGGCGGCGGCACCCTGGCGACCAAGGGTGTGAAAACCGCCGGTAACGAAACCTACGAACCACCGTTTCGCGGCACCATCGCCATCAGCCAGAACGCCCCCGTAGTGGCTTCCGAGGCGATCATGACCCGGACCGTCAAACTGCACTTTGTACGACCGAACGTCACCGCTGAAAGCCGCGCCGCGGCAGATCGGCTCAATGCGCTGGAAGGTTCGACACTCAGCAACTTTGTGTTGCAGGCCGTGCGCAAAGAGCTGGAGGTGATGGAACTGTTCGGCCAGCGGGTTGCGGGCTACGAGGCGAAGTTGCGCAACTTGCACTCCCATTGCTTTGCCTGCGACACCCCATTCAAAGACGAGCACGGCGAATGTAGCCAATGCGGCAACAAGCTGCGCGGCTACATCCGTGTGGAGCGGATCAACAAGAACCACGCCCAAATGCTCACCCTGCTGGACTGCCTGTGCATGGTGGTGCCGCTCACCGACGCACAGGTCGAGCATACCCGCTCGCAGATTATCCGCATGGCAATTGAACGCCAGGCCTCGATCAGCTCCGACCATCCGGTGGTGGCTGAATTCTGGGAAGTTTACGAATACCTGGAAGGCCTCGACGCCGATGGCCCGGTGGTCAACCACAGCAAGAAAGACCACGTCATCGCCATCAACCTCAACGACTTCGTGAAATGCGCTGCAGAAAACCGGCAAAAAATCGCCGACGTCAGCGAGTTGCGCGAGCGCCTGAAGGACTCCCGCTCGCGGAAGCTGCTTGACGTTAACAAGGCGACCGACAGCGCGGTACGGGCTCACCAGGCCAGTAAAACCAACGCGGTAATAACCAAGCAACCCATCGTCAAGTGCTGGCACTTCCAGGCCTGACACACCAACAGCTTTACCCGTCAGGCGCTGCAACGTCTGTCACCACCCAAAGGAGAAGCACCATGCAAGTACAAGTCATCACCGGCGACGGCCAACATGGGGAGACCAACCGCCTTCGGCACCTGAAGGAGCTGAAGGCCTGGTTTAACGAGTCGGGGAAAATTGTTCATGCCGAGGCCTACGACCCGGCCGGTGTGGTCGCGATCCTAGAGGCACGCGCGGTCAGCGATAAAGAAATCCTAGTGCTGGAGTGCAGCCGAGAACAGATCCAGGCAGTCCTGGAATGGCAGTCGGCAACCGATGAAGTTGTCGAGTTTGAAAACCTGCTGCTGCACCTGGTGCGGAAGTAAAACCCAACCGGTGAAAGCCAGTAAGAAGATGGTGTCGAGGGGCTGCAACCCCTCGACACCGACCACCCAAAGGAGAAGCACCATGCAAGTGAATCAACCCCAAGGCGGCACCGCAAAGGCTACCACACCCCCACTGAAGGTCGGCGACAAGGTCAGCTACATTGAAATGAGCGGTGGCGGTCGGGAATACCGTCTCAGCGCACGTATAGGCGTGATAGTAGGGATCGACGGTAACGTTGCCACCTTGCGTGCAGCAACCGGCCGCACCATCACCCAACCACTCGACAAGCTGACACCCGACGGCCAGCCCAATGCGCTGACGCGCATGCTCATCGGAGGTTAGCGTATGACAGTATTCCTTCTTCTTTATCTGTGCATGGATGCTACCCGGACGGATTGCCAGGTGGTGAAGGTTGATAGCTGGAATGGCCCTTACGCCAATGAGCAATGCAGCGACGCCTTAAAGGGCCTGACAGAGGCAATGACTGCCCCCAATCGGGAGCGGCATCGGTTTGTTTGCGAGATCCAAGGCAATGGAGCGAAACCCGCAGAACATAAGGCTCCGCCGTCGTTCATTCATCAATCTTTTCGAATGTAAGGGGATCATCATGAAGACATCTTTCATCCTGATGGCCCAATACGATGGTCAAGCGATCATCTCGCTGGAGCTGGTGTGCCGGGATTACTTCACACACCTGACGCCGGATATGTTCCAGCGCAAGGTGATGAGTGGTCAGATCAAGCTGCCTATCACCCGCCTGGAAAAAAGCCAAAAATCTGCCAAAGGCATACACCTGACTGACCTGGCGGCTTATCTCGACCTGCAGCGCGCCGCTGCGGTTAAAGAGCACAACCAACTCAACGGGTTAAAACACGTCGTTTGAGCCACTTCATTGATGCGGCGCCCAGCTGGACGGGCGCCCTCAATATCTTCTCGTGCCATTCCCACGCCAAATAACGATCTCCCTTGCCACGCAAGTGCGTGTATCGCCGCATCGAATTCCAATCCCTGTGTCCGGAAACACTCGCCACACGTGGGATATCCCAGTCCATTTCAAACAGACGGCTGATACCTTCATGGCGTAGGTCGTGGAAGTGCAAATCTGAGATCTCCAGGAACTTGCACGCTTTCGCCCAGGATGTGGATATCGAGTCAGGGCTGTAGGGAAATATGTCTTCGCCGGCCTTGGGCATGGTCTGGAGGATCTGCCACGCTTCGTCCGGCAGATAACACCAAACATCGTTGCCGATCTTCTGACCGGGGTTTTTCATGTCGCGCACCAGCACACGCTGACCAGGCTCGTCGACGTCCGCCCAGCGAATACGGGTTATTTCATCTAGCCGACGAGTGGAGAACAGCGCAAAGCCAACGACTTTCAGCATATTGGTGACAGTCGGGCGCCTCGCCTGCATGGCCTGATAGTGCGTCAGCACCTTTCCCAGCTCGTCCAACGTCGGCCGGCGGTCACGTTCGCGGCTTTTCAGGTTGTAGCCCAGCTTCCTCAGTACCCGCCGAGCGCCGCCCATCGCGAGCGGATCGACCTGGTACCCCCACGCATCTTTGGCAATCGCCAGAACAGCCCCGAGGTGCGCCAGGTCATTACCGGTTGTTTGAGGCTGAACCCCGCCGCCCTCCTTGCTCATTCGCCAAAGAGCAAAGTCGACGAGGGTCTGGGTGGTGATGTCTGTATCGGTCAACTGGCCTAGGTATGTCTCGCCGATGGCTGTCAGCGTCGCGCGCTTGGTCTTGCCCAATGGTCGGGCTTTTTCGACCTCGACCAGGTACCGAGCATTCATCTCTTTGACCGTGGCGCCTTTGCGGGTCGCCCGCTCGATCGCACCTGGCTCATCCAGCTCCGTTTCGCGCTTACGCGCCCAAGCCTGGGCGGCCTGTTTTCGGGCGAAGGTCTGGCTCTCTTGGTAGACTTGCACTCCGTCGCGTTTGATGCGGATTTGAGCCGTGTAGCTCAC